GCACCACGCACCACAATCGTGACATCTGATGCGCCAGCCGCGAAAGCTGCGTTAGGGACATCCAAACGATACACGCCTGGGACTAGGGAGGAGCTTATCTCAGCAAAGCCACCAGATGACCACGCGCCTGTTGCTGTCTGCGTGACCAGCGTTATAGCCACCGGAGCGGATTGATTGCGGACGTAGTAGGCCGCTAGACCAGAGGTCGCAAAGGTTAGACCTGTAGCACCGAGGTAGAGTTCAACGCTTTGTGATGTGGATCCGGGAGCGATTGTGATGGTCGAGGCGTTCCGCTCGGTTGGGAGGTATTGACTTGATGGCGTGTAACTTGCGTATTCAGCGGCGTTTATGCTCGGAGTCGCAGGGATAAGCCACGATGTTCCATAGATATCCGTTGCTGGACTGTTTGTATTGATGCCAGCACTAACACCGGCATTGAGACTAGATAACGCGCTTATAAACGGATAATCTGCCCAACCTTGAATCTTGGACATTGATGCATTGATTGGGTTGAATGCATTTGTTTTTGAGGTAGCAGATGAACTTACACTAGTAACAGAGTTTGGAGCATTCAGTATGTTGTATGTCTGCAACATAGCCGAGGTGTTTCCAACATCAGATGTGATTGCAGTTGTCGATGCTTCGATGTAGCAGTTCTGTATAACTGATGGGAAGGCTGTAGACAAAGCGTTATACATCCGCACACCATACACGCCTTGCATGTAGTTATTGACAATTTTTACGCCGCCAAATTGACCAGATGTGCCAGAGGAAAGTGACATACATTCGGAGTTAAACCCATTTGTATTATTGTTGATGAAAATATTGTCAGTGATTACAGTCTGTGAATCCCAAGCACCAGAGTGTGCAGATGCACCAACAGCAAAACTACCATTCAGGACAACGCATTGTTGCATTACAAGTCCAGTACTACCGGCATTTATAGTTACTAGAACAGGTGGCTTTTGAGCATTAGAACTAGGTAAACCAAAAAGACACCGGTACAACTTTAAAGCACTAGCTGCTGGTGCTGAGAATGGTCTATAAAATGGACTAGGCGTTGGAGTCCATCCATAAAAAATCATGTCTTGAACGGTTACAAAGTTTTTACTAATAGAGAAAATATCTCCCAAAGTAAATGAGACATTGTCCGTTAGGTAGTTTGTAAGAATAACCGGTCCAGCATTTACACCTGTAAAAAATGAAGCCGTAGGGTTACCGGCTATGGTTATGCGTTGTCCTTCATTTGCTGGGTTCGTAAATCCAGCGGTGAAGTTACCACGATAAATACCGGGGGCGATGTAAACCGTATCGCCTACACCTACACCCGTCGCGCCGACAGCCTTCGTTATAGTCTGCCACGCTTGATTCGTAGCAGGCCCTGTGCCAGCGTTGGTGTCATTACCATCTACACGAACGTAATATGTCGCCATTATTCAGCTGTCCCTGCCACAATTTCTTGAGCCATAATCACAGCAAACTGATTGCTGTAACCTTGCTGAAACTGTGCGTCTTGTAAAGCCCACCAAGCAAAGATTGACGTGCCATTCTCGCCAAACGTGCCGAGTAAGTTGCCATCGTTATCATAGATGTCACCGAATACAAACCAATCACCGACAACATTCGGGTTAGGTTCTAGCCGGTAGTTTTGGAGGTTCATTTGCCCACCTTCAAAGCACTCGCCTCAACACCCTTGAAAGGCATCGTGAGGAACGCCAGCACAGAACTCACCGCAGCGGAGACACCCGCCGCTACCGCCTTCGAGCCGTAGAGTGCCAGCACTGCGCCGAGCTCGCTGAGGTCGCGTGCTTCAGCGGTTCTGACTCCATCACCGAACACCGAGGTGAAAGCAGCTACAAAAGCCACGATCACAACGACCACGAGTCTTTTGATTGATATTGAGTTCATCTTTGTATGATCGCCTCCAAAGCGCTGACCTTGTTCTCAAGTTTACCGAGCCGTTGTTCGATGCGGCGCACTTCCTGCTGTTGTCCATCGAGCGTCGAGATGATGTGTGCTACCTGAGTCTCCAGTCGTGTCAACCTGACCTGTATAGCCACCCATGCGGCACCGATACTAGTAACGGTTATAAAGGCCTGTATGCCAATGGGAACCCACGCCTCTGCCGTCATGATGTACGCTCCACTAACCCTACGTGCTGCACTAAAAGTTCTGTCTGTCCAAAGTCTGTACCGATCACATCGTAATATCGGGCATCATCACCCACCCGGTAAACCCGGTCTTGCGGCATCACGTCAGCACCGACAGCAACTATCAGCGTCCACTGTGCAGATGACTGTATGCCACCACCTACGATTGATTCTGTGTCGCTTTGGTTGATTAGCCTGGCGTTGTACTCGGCAACCTTGCGCCACGTCTCTGTAGCACCGCCCCTGCCGTCTTCGGTAAGCGTGAAGCGATGTATTTCTACTCGGTCTTGGCAAAGGTTGCGTACCATGCCCGCTTGCAGGGTTGCGCGTAGAATCGGGCTCATGCGAACACCAACGGGCGGTATCGTTCAGCCATGCTTAGGCAGTGTGCTTTGAGTTGGGAAAGCTTCACATCGGAGGTGCCTTCCTTAGCATCGATGTCGCTTGCACACCGTGAGGCTTTGATAAGCCATCCCTGCCGGGTGGCTGTCCTGACATCGTAGCGCTCGATGTTAGCAGGCCCCATGTCTACCCATGTAAGCCGTGGATCAGATGCGCCATCCTCAATACTGAAGCCTTGAAACTGATACGCAGGGTAGACCGGGTAATCGGGTTGTGTCGTACCTGATGTTCCAGCCACCCGGCACTCGTAGACCCGCCCGTTGGGCGTTGTAGGCACTACACGGTCACCGACAGCATAGGTGGTAGATGCCGTCCAAGTGCTGAACCGTGAGAAAGAATCCAAGATGCTCCCTATGTCGGTTGTGGACATCTGCGGATAACTTTGGGCATCAACAAAGAGGGATACCTGCGCTATCGCTTCGGCTCGTGTCATCATGCTCCACTATCCCACACAGCCCTATTGTCAACACTAACGCAGTAGACATAAAGAAAAGCCCCCGGCACGTCTGCCGAGGGCTTGAGTAGAACCGAGCCGCTTAGGAAGCGGTTGTGGTTGCGAGGACGATAAGCGAACCAGGGACACGGCTGGAAGCAGTCGCGTTCACGTTTCCAACGTCATGCGCAGAGAATGCGAACCGCTCGGTTGCCTTGTAGGTAAGCGCGTCTTCGACGAACTTGACCTGATCGGAAACCTCAACCGTCATTGCGCGGCGGTCACCGAAAGCAACACCCTTAGTAAGGTCACCAAGGATTGCAACAGGGGTTGTTGCAGCCGGGGTTTTCGGCATGTTCTGTACCCACTCAATTGGGTAACCGAACAGGGTAGGTGCTTGGGTGTAAGCGTTCTGAATGTCCAAGATTGCGTTTCCACCAAGGGCGATGAGCTTATCAGCAACGCCATTGAAGAAAAGGTCTTTGTGCATATACCACTTGGCATTGTCTGCATACGTTGGCAACTTTGCAACCATGGACTGGAAGTTAGCCAGTGTGAAGTTGCTGAATGCGGCACCGGAAAGTGCAGCACCAAGAACGACACCAGCAATGTTAGCCTTAGTCGCGTTCAAGCCGTAAACACCCTGAAGGATACCGGTGATGCTTCCGTAGGTGCTCGTACCGTCACCGTTGAAACAAGCGTTGTCCTCTTCCTTGGCGATTGCATATGCCATATCACGGGCAAGTGCTGCACCAAGGTCAATGACCGTATCTTCGCCGAGTTCCTTAGATGCAATCGTAAGGACTGCAAGTTTCTTTGCGCTCAGGGAAACCTGTGCGAAAGTCAGCTGCGAATCAGTGATTGCTGTTGCTTCGGAAGCATAGTAGACCGTGGTGCTACCGGTTGCCGATGGAACCAAAAGGGTATCCGAGGACATAGGGTAGATACGGCTGTTGCGGCGAGCAACGCCGTACATTTCACGGAGGTAGATGAGGTCGCTGGATACGATGTTAGGAACCGTAAAACCACCGGCAGTGTCCGTGCCTTCGTTCTGCGCCTTCATGTGTCCGTTGGACTGGAGCCACTTGGTAGCAGACTTGACACCGGCGAGGTGGCGAGCGAACTGACCAAAGGTGTAAGCCTTCAGGTTCTTTTCGTCAACACTTCCGTTGAAAGGATTGCGCTGAACGTTGATGCCGCCCTTCCATGGGGTTGCGTCAACCGCAGGTGTTACGACAGGAGCGGAAGCGCCGAGGCTCTTGATCGTCTCTACACGCTCTTCGATGTTCTTTGCTTCGGCCATGATGGACTTGACCTGCGAAAGGTCACCATCACCGGATGCGAGCTCACGGGCTGTAGCCAGAAGCGTTTCACG